TACACAATATCGGCAAGGTCCTCCCTTATACCTATCTGTGCGAAGGTATTTTGGGCATTTGTTGTCATAGCCATGACGTTATTCTCCTAAAATAAAATTATGTTTTAGAGCCACGCTTTGCCTTCATTAAAGCCATAGCATTAGCTCTGGATGGGTTTTTATCAAAAGCCTCTTGTGCTGATGCAACAACACGATTTTTACCTGCTTTTAAACTTGTTTTTGCTCCCCCTTTAAGAACTTTTGGCTTACGAGCAACCTTTTTATTTGCTGTTTGGACTTTTTTAGAAGTCTCAGCAAATCTTCGTGCCATATCTAAAGCCATAATAGCTCTTGGGTCTGCAATATTATGAATTTCGTCAGCACCAAAGCCAAGTTTTTCTAATGCAAACTGTGATGTTTTTGATAAATCACTTTCAAACACATCTGCTTTTTTCCAATCTGATCTATACAAACCAGACTGTAAATCATTAACAGCGTTTTGTTTTGATTTCTCTATAATGTTTGCTTGCTCTTGCCTTAATATAGCAACAGCATTTTGGCGTTCTTGTGACCTTTTTTCATAACGTAGTTTATATATCTGCCAATCATTAGGATTAGTTTCTGCTAATTGTTCCCAATTTGGCTCTGGTTCTGGTTTCATAGATGCCAAAGCAGCATCTAAAGCAGTAATTCTAGCTTTTGCTTCCGTTTCTACAGCTTTTCGCTCACTAGCGAGTTTCTGTGTTTTTCGGGTATAATCTGCTTCACGAAGATAACCTTTTTTGATGTCATCAGCAGTTAAAGGTGTTCCATCATCCAAAGTTAAAAGAACACCATTGGTTTCTTCTATAACTTCTTCTTCTGCAACCTCTTCTTCTGGATTTTCTTCTTCGGTTGTTTCTTCGGGCGTTTCTTGTTCCTGTTCTTGAGCTTCAACAGCTTCTTCTTCAACAGCTTCAACTGTTTCTTCTTCTACTGTTTCTTCCTCTTCGGGTGCAGGTTCATCAGCTTTTGTAGATCGTGCTTTCGCCAAAGTACGAGCTGCTTCTGAAACTTTATCCTGTTCTACAGTTCTTTTTGCCTGGAGAGCCTTAACTCCTCCATGCAAAGACAGAGCATTGTTGCCTTGTTCTAAAGGCAAGGTCATGTTGTCGGACATAAATACCTCTTATTTAATGTTAAAATGATGGAATAAACCTCTTTTTAGAGGCAAATTCACGCTGTTGCTTGTCAGTTAATTTACCGCCATGCAGTACAGCTTTTAGATGTTTTTCTACAACATCTATATCTTTATATGCTTCCAGGTAACGATAACGACCTAAATCATCTTTTTGATCGCAAAGTGATGCTTGTTGCATATAAGTTTTCTTTAAAACGTCAAAACTTTCCCAGATTGCAGGATTTTTCTCTGCATCTTTAGCCCATTGTAATCTTTCTTCTTCAGTCATATAAATCCACTATGTTTTTTATTTAAACCTGTTTTCTTCTTGACTTAAAAATACAGGTGTTTCTTTACCTACATAAGCACCTTGAACATTGTGTTCAAAGTATTTTTCTGCTTCTTTTCTATCCATACCTTCACGTTTCATTAAAATATCAATACATTTTTCTCGGCTATAAATAGCTACATGGTTCTTAAATTGATACCCATACCCAATTAATGCTTCTGTAAAATTTACAGCAAACATTGTCATAATAACTGTTCCAATCCACTAGCAATAATAATAAGTACAGCCAAACCCCATAGCTTGCTATCTAAACGGTCTATCTTTCTTTCTACATCAGCAAATCTTTGTGTACATTCAAGTTCATGTTTTTCTAGTGCTGATCTTAAATCTTTGCTTGTCATGTTCTGTACCGCCTTGTTTTTTTAGCAATCTTTTTAGGTTGTTTACTGTGTTGTTTACCTTTTTTAGTATCTTCTCGTTTCTTGCGTGTTGTTGCTGCATATTCTTTTGCAGACATAGATTTAATAGCTTTCTCTGGTAAATACCGTTCACCTGTTTTACCAGAAGGCTTACCAGATTTAGTACGCCATTTTTGTTTTGTCCAATTCTTTAAACTACGCTGACTTTTTTTGATTGCCATTTTTATGCACTTTTTGAACTTTAAAGTTAGCTTGCATACTTGCTCCCTTATGAGGAACAAACTTGCCTTTATGCTTCATTAAATTGTAAGAACCATTTTTTTGTTTCATCCAATGAAAACCTTTTGGTGCTTTTACCTTCATTTATAACCTCCACCTGCTTTTTTGTATTGTTTAGCTAACATCTGAGCCTTACGAGCAGACCATTGACCTGCTTTACCACCTTTTGTACCTGCTTTAATCTTGTTAAATAATCTTTTACGCATAGTCGGTTTGGTATAGTTACCTGCTTCATTAACACGACTTTTAGTTTTCTTCTTTACCACGCTTTACAGCTCCAATAACGTGCTGAAAATTTATCTTTTGCAGTATCACAATTATGCCTTGCTCTGAACGATTTACGCCTAGCAGGTTGATCTTTCTTAATTGTCATGTTTTTATCGCCAAAACGTACAAGTTTTACTTGATTGCCTTTTTTTGCAAGCACAGCCGATTTTTTAGCACCTTTTACTGACCTTTTAGGCTTGTTATAACCACTAAAAGATTCACCACGATACTGCAATCGACCAGACGGTGTACGTTTAACCTGTGCTGTTGTTGCCATTAATATTTTTTACCCATTTTTTTAGCTTTGTTCTTTGTTTTATTTTTTTTCATTGGTTTCTTTTTGTTTTTAGTTTTCATAGGTTTTTTATACATATATCCAGGCATTTTGTTCTCCTAATACAGTTTGTTTTCAGGCGTCCGACCATCTTTATAGGCTTCGTTTATATGCGGTGTCTCTGGGTCATCAGGAATAAAATGCCCTTTTTTATTCCTTGCTCTTTCTCCAGAAGGTTTACCCATAAAAAAGTTTTTAATATTTTGCAACCAAGACATAATTCCTCCTAATCAGGGATAATACCCTGTCCTTTTGGTGATTTTTTATCTATTGCATATTTTTCTAAACTTGCTTCTACCTCTAGCTCTTGTAACTTGTTAGTGGCATCAAGAGCCATTTTTTGACGTTTTAACTCAGCATCTAACAACATTTTTTCATACTGCATTTGTAGTTTTTGTATTTCAGCAGGTGACATTTGTGAGCCACTATCTGCAAGAACCTGTGCTTCTTTCAAGGCAAGTTCTCTTGCTTTCAACTGTAAATTCATCATGTCAACCTGGAAGTCCTGTTGATCTTTTCGTTGTTTACGCTGTGCTTCCATTTGCTCGGCAGAAGGTGGTTTTTGTGGTGGTTGATACCCAATAGGTATTTCACCAAAGTATTGTTCAGGGTCTTTTATACCTGCTGTTTGAGCCATGTCCTGTAAAGCTCTTGAGTATTTATTAAGGTCAACAAGAGGTGAATTAACCCCAAACTGACCTATAATAGCTTCCTGCTTACCAACAATAGCATTAATCATAGCCATATCTCTGTCTCTGTTACCTGTACCAAGACCTGTATCAATGTTGACATCTGCTTCTTTAAACATTTCCCATTGGCGAGGGTCTATAGCAACTTCCTGACCTGACATACGAATTATACGAGTAAAATCCTGATATTTAATAAGTTGTTTTAATATACCAGAAAATAACTTTCTCATGCCTCCATCTGCCCACATACGAGCAATCATTTCTACCTTACCTAAACTTGAACTGTAGGCTATGTTGGCTGCGGTTGCAGTCTGGTTTGCAAGAACATCAGGCTCTAATCCCATAGATGCTTTTGATACACCTGTGCGTTTTTCTGCCTCTGTTTCAAAGTGAGTCAGCATATTAAGAGCTTGGTTTCCAACAAAAGGAACTTGCATTTCACGAATACTACCTGCTCTTGTTACATAGACTGGTGCCCCTGGTGAAAGGTTGGTTAACTGCTCGGGGTTTACTAAGTTATCAAACACAACCTCTCTTTGGGGAGTCATAGATAAATAACCGCTATCAAGCATCATGCGAGTAATAACAGTGTTTGCTCTTTGTATTTCTACAAGGGCATCAGCAGGACAACGACCAAAAAACAAGTTAGGAATAGGTTCAGGGCAAAAATCAGAAAATACAATTTGACAGTCATAGCGTTCCATAGCAAGAACTTCGACTACATTTTCACCACCACCACAGACAAAATACCACTCTCTTACCCCTGTACCGTCATAATCACACTTAACAATACCCTCGTGAACTAACACTTCTCTTAATGCAGGGTCAGGACTGTCGGCTCTGTTTCTTTCTCTGTAGTAATCATCATATACTTTTGATTGATATGCTCTGTTTGTATAGGTTGGCAAACGTGCAACTGTATCTGGGTCATAGCCCATTTCAATAAGATCACCTGCTCTGTAATAGGTTCTATGAGATTTTAAAACAGCATCTTCAAGGTTGCGAGCATCCCTTGATATAACAAATTCTTCCCACTCTATGTTTTCTATTTTAACAGTACTAGTATTTACTGTTCTTTCAACTGTAAGATCATGTTCTGTTAAAGACAACATACCTTCGCCCATAGGTGACGGACCTTCAACAGATGTTGCAGTATGAGCCTTTATTTCAAGTTCTGGATTTGCTTCTACTCTTTGAACAATATCAGCAAACTCCATATCGTTTAAACCTTCATAGGTTTCTTCTTCTTTCTTACTGCTTTCATTGTAATAGCTTTTAACAACACCAACTTTACCTACAAGTGCGTTCCAAGCCCAATCTCTTATAATCATTTCACCATGATTATCTTTTCTAAACACACACTCGTTTACATAATGGGTAATAATTTCTGCTATTTTAGTATTTTGCTCATTATTAGGTTCATAGATAGCTATGTATTTTCCTGCTGTAAACACACGCAATAAGCTAGGTAACATCATATTTATATAAGTTGATACTGCTCTGTCAGTAACTCTTGACCTGCCTTGTGGTGCAGGTAAATCATCCATAACACCACGATAGTATTCATAGGCTGTTTCTCTGTCATCTGCTATAAATTCTGACCCTTGTATATAGGTCATAGCATCAGCTATTTCAGATGATAAAAGTTGCTTTAATTGATCTTCAGTAATACCCTGTTCTACTTCAGTTTCTATTGTTTCTGTTACTTGCTCAACTTTAGCAATAGGCTCTTCGCCCATAACAATCTCTTGCATCATTTCTTCATCTAAAATTTGGGGTTCTGCCACTATTTTGCACCTTTAAGTATTGAGGCTATAGTTACTGTTACATTTGTTCCAGGATGTGTAGCCATATAATTAACAATTTTTGAAATATTATTATAATGTGGCTCTTGATCTTGTATTAATGTTGCTCCGTTACTAAACCGCCAATCTGTACCTAATTTTTTAAACTTTAGTCCTGCCTGTGCAAAACCCTCAGAAAGTGAGTTTGGTCGTCTGACAGGCTTTATTTTAGGTTTAGGAGGTGTTTTATCGGCTGTTTTAGTTGCTCGTTTCTTTTTTACGCTATCCATGCTGTGTTAAACTCCAATTCTTTGTATTTACGTCTGGGTTTTAAGCCTATAGCCATGTATCTAAAACTATCGGCTGCGTGACTTGTCCAGTCATGCAAGGGTCTGTTTTTAAATGCCTTGTTTTTATCGTCAAAAGTACGTCTATATTGCTTTAATGCTTCAATTCCACGCTCACATTTCTGTTTATCAAACCAACAACGATTTAAAATGCTTCGAGTTGCCTGTATTCCATCTTCTAAGCCAAGTTTTTCAGCAACAAATGGCTCTAAACCAAGATTTCTCAGCACTTCAAGGCGTGATTTTCCTGTTCCAAGCTCTTTTACCTCAACATCATGCGGAAAAACATGCGTTCCATACTTATAAGGCTTGTTTTCTAAGACTTTTGCATAATGGTCGAGTCCAACACCAGAAGCCTCATAGTAATCTATTAGCCTTACCTCGTTTCCAATCATCTGAATAAACCAAATGGCAGTGCTGTCACCAATGCCTAAATCCCAACTTGTATGCACTTCATGGTCTGTTTCATAATGTATGAAAGTTATTCGTTTTTCATCCTCTGCCTCTTTCATTTCCTCACCATAATATGCACCTTGTATAGCTGCTTCAAAGGAACACTCGTATTCCTGTGCATATTGATCTTCAGTAAGGTCATGTTCAGCAGATTCTAGCTCTTTTGCATCAAGTATGTTTGTTTTACTTGCTTTCAAAGCAGTATGATACCAACCATCCTTTATTGCCTGTTCATAAACACGATAAAAGTCATTATGACCTCTTGGAGTTCCTATCCAGACACACCAACCCTCTCTATCTGACAAAGCAGGGCGTATAACTTCCCAAATATTAGGGTTCATATCTGCATATTCGTCTAAAATGATGCCATCATGGTAAATTCCACGCAATCTATTGACATTATCAGCACCATAAAGTCTAATTCTTGACCCATTTTTAAAGTCAATTCTTAATTCAGCTTCATTTACACTTCCACCTTGTTTTAAAAAAGGTGCAGAGTAACTTTTTAAATAATCCCATGCTATATCTTTTGCCATGTTGTAATGCGGAGCAATATAGCTAAAACGTGCCTTTTTTTTCTTAGTTGTTATGGCGTTCATAATTAAATCATTAACACACGCTACTGTTTTACCTGCTCGCCTGTGTGCAACAATAACACCATACCTGTTTGTTCGTTCATGAAATGTTTTAAACACATTTCTAGGTTTGTATTCAAAATTAAGCATTTTTTTCTTTAATTGTGCATGGCATTTTAACAGTTATCTCACCAGAAAGCTCAACATCATTGTCTTTGTTCCATTTTCTGCGAGATTCAAGCCAAAACATAGTTGCTTTTGTGTTTTCACCAGATGTTGCCATTTCCTGCATGACACTTGCAACAAGATTATCTGTTTTAATTTTTCCAAAAGCTAATTCTTTTTTAAATTTTCTTAGAATTGTTTTACCTGATACTGGTGTACCATCTTCTTTAAAGATATAATGTGCTATTTCTTCAGGACTAAAACCTTTACCTGCAAGGTCAATAACTCTTTCTTTATCTGCTTCTGTGGGTATAAATGGTTTCATAGGCATTATGCAGCTTCCTTACCACACCATTTTAGGTTCATTTCTGCATCTGCATGAAGTCCATACCCTGCTGCCAAGCTAGGAAGTAACCCTTCGCCATAAACCTGTATATTTATTGGGTCAAATGCTTTCATTTGTATTAATTCTCCGATTTTTTCTAATAATGCCTCAAAATCAAGACATTGTTTTGCCATATGGCTGTTTGTTTTAAATATTTCCTTGCCGAGCTTGGATTTTAAAGCTACCTCTCCTTCTCGAGCATCAGGGGGTTTTGGTTTACTATAAGCATGAGCCTTGTCCTCCCTGAGAGAACTGTCAAAACCAAAGAGCCTAAAATCCCTATAACCAAGCAAATAACCCACGAGGACAGACCGCAAGCCAACTGTAGTAGGACCAGGGACAACTTTCCAAGCCCTGTTACGAAACTCCTCATAGAGAATTTTACTTGGGTATTCTTCACCAAAGTAATCAACTCCTGCATGCCAGAGTATAACCTCCGAGCCTTTGAGATTATCGAATACCTTCGGATGACATTGACCTGCCACCAGATATTTGCCCTTTCTATGGGGGTTCTGAACATAATCTTTAACCCATTCTTTAGGGTCTAAAAGGCACGCATAGTCAGGTTTTATCTTACGACCCATCAAATAATCGTGTGTTTTGTTACACGCTAGTATTTTTGCCTTTTTAGACAGTTTACGAATAGTTTTTAACTCGTCTGCTAAACTCGGACCACCTCCGCAAATCAAAAGTGTTCCTTTTCCTGTGTTTTGATACTCAAAAATATCAGGAAGGTTACGTTTCATAACCTTTCGTGTTCTTTCAACCATTTCCCAGAATAAAAGCCTTCCCTGACCTTTTTTCTGTAAACTTGTCTCCTTTAAATTGGTTTTAGCAAGGGTTTCAAGTGTTACGGTTGACATAAAACAGTTCTCCAACCAATAAGCTCTCCATCAGGGTCTTTTGGAAACTTATTCTGATGAAACTCCAATGGTTTAAACGGTATTAAATCATATGCCTTTTTTAAATCAAAATTACATTTAAAACTGTGTTTTTTCTGCAATTTCATAATCGTATTGGGCAAAGTAACATCTGCAAACTCAGGCACAGTTGGGGTTTGTGCAGAAACGGCAGCTTCTTTGATGTTTTCAGTTATACCTTGCCCAATTCTAGCTGATAATCCATGTCCACCTTCACCAAGCCTGACGGTCGGAATACCTGCTAAAGAGGCTTCCAAGCCTGTGCCACAACCAGAGACATGAATTATACATCTGGAATCTTCTAATCTTTCTAAAAACGGTGTTCTGTCGTCTAATTCACCAAATCCTTCCCAAAAGGACATATCTTCACTTGGGTGACACCGTATAAGTGGGTTTTCAAGCTCATCTATAGCTTTTCGTGTTAGCCCATACCCCTGTATTTCATGGGATATCTGATAAGCAAGAAAATCAAAAACTTCTTCTGACACACCTCCGAGTAATCGGACTGTGCCTATAACCATATCGTTAAAAGTACGACCAAAGTTATTGAGTGTTCCAACCATAGTGCAAAGAACATTACGATTACCTCCCTTGATTTTTGTTGCCAAAATACTTCGTGGGTTGCCTGTTACCTCTACAGGTGTTTGTGTTAATTGCTCAAATAATTGTTTTTGCTCGTCTGAGTGTGCAAATATCATATCTGCATAATCAAGACATCTTTTATCGACACTTGGTTTATACAACTCCATAAGGGGTTGCATAGGAAAAAGCTCTTCATCCATCAGAGTTATTAAATGCCCTGCATTTATTGCATCTGTAAATACACCTACATCCTGCGTATTAGCGGATTTCCATAATATAACTCCAGGTGGAAGGTCATGCCAGTTCTGCATCTGCCATCTATTACCAATAACAACCTTCCATCCCTTCATCTG